TATAAACATTTCCAAGTATAGTAATACTGGTAATAATTCACAAATAATCAAATAATAAATATGGCAGAGTCTGGCATTAAAAGTTATTTTCCTAGTCAAACCGTAAGCGATGCTGAAAAGCTAAGTTATAATTACGGTTTAAAAGTAGGTAAGGCAATAGAACAAGAGTGGTTCAACGATGATAGAAGTATGAATAGATATAGATCTAATCATAATAATTTTCATAATTTAAGACTGTACGCTAGAGGCGAACAATCTATACAGAAATATAAGGATGAGTTATCTATTAATGGTGATTTGTCCTATTTAAATTTAGACTGGAAGCCTGTTCCAATTATTTCTAAGTTTGTAGATATTGTTGTAAATGGTATAGCTGAAAGAACTTATGATATAAAAGCGTTTTCACAATCACCTAATGGTGTTGAAAAACGAACTAAGTATATGGAGTCTATATTAAACGATATGGAGTATGCTGAGTTTGATCAATTTACAGCTGAAAACTTTGGTGTTAACACTAGAGAAAGTGAAGAAAAAGAACTGCCAGAGTCACCTGAGGAGTTACAACTACACATGCAGTTAACGTATAAGCAGGCAATTGAAATAGCAGAAGAACAAGCTTTAAATGTTTTGTTTGAAGGTAACAATTATGAATTAATAAAGAAAAGATTTTATTATGATTTAACTGTTCTTGGTATAGGTGCTGTTAAAACCTCATTTAACACCTCAGAAGGTGTAGTTATAGATTATGTTGATCCAGCAAATTTAGTTTACTCTTATAGTGAATCACCTTATTTTGAAGATATATATTATGTTGGTGAAGTAAAAACTATTCCAGTAAACGAATTAGCAAAACAATTTCCTCATTTATCAGAAAGTGATCTTGAAGATATAATGAAAAACAAAAGCAACAATAGGTCTAATTATAATTCAACGCATACTTACGATAAAGAAGATAATAACACTATTCAAGTTTTATATTTTAATTATAAAACTTATATGAACGAAGTGTACAAGGTGAAAGAAACTGGAACTGGTGCTGATAAAATTATACCTAAAGATGATTCTTTTAATCCACCAGAAAATATGGAGGGTGGTTATAGTAAAATGCAAAGATCTGTAGAATGCCTGTATGATGGCGCTATGATTCTTGGCACTGATAAACTACTTAAGTGGGAAATGTCTAAGAACATGATGCGTCCAAAAAGCGATTACACTAAAGTTAAAATGAATTACGCTATAGTGGCTCCAAGAATGTATAATGGTAAAATTGACTCGCTAGTAAAACGTGTTACTGGTTTTGCTGATATGATTCAGTTAACACATTTAAAACTACAACAAGTACTGTCGCGTATGGTTCCAGACGGTGTTTATTTAGATGCCGATGGTTTAGCCGAGGTTGATTTAGGTAACGGAACAAACTATAATCCGCAAGAAGCTTTAAACATGTTTTTTCAAACTGGTAGTGTTATAGGTAGGTCTTTTACAAGCGAAGGCGATTTAAACCCTGGCAAGGTACCTATTCAAGAAATTACATCTGGATCTGGTGGGAATAAAATGCAGGCGCTTATTGGTAACTACAACTATTATCTACAAATGATAAGAGATGTAACCGGGCTTAATGAAGCTAGAGATGGTAGTATGCCAGACAAAAACGCTTTAGTTGGTGTTCAAAAAATTGCAGCTGCTAATTCTAATACAGCAACTAGACATATATTACAGTCTGGATTATTTTTAACCGCTGAAATAGCAGAGTGCTTATCACTTAGAATATCAGACGTTATAGAATACTCTCCAACAAAAGATGCGTTTGTACAAGCTATAGGCGCTCATAATGTCGCTACATTAGATGATATTAAAGATTTACACCTGTATGATTTTGGTATATTTATTACTTTACAACCAGATGAAGAAGAAAAAGCAACACTTGAAAATAATATTCAGATGGCACTGCAACAACAAAGTATAGAACTTGAAGATGCTATAGATCTTAGAGAAGTAAAAAATATTAAGTTAGCAAACCAACTTCTTAAAATACGTAGAAAAAAGAAACAAGACAAAGATAGGCAGTTGCAATTAGAAAATATCCAAGCGCAAACACAGTCTAACACACAGGCCGCGCAAGCAGCCGCTCAGTCTGAAGTTCAAAAAAATCAAGCGCTAAATGCTGGTAAAGCTGAACTAATGCAAATGGAAGCGCAAATAGAAGCTCAAAAAATGCAACAAGAAGTAGAAATGAAAAAGCAACTAATGCAACTAGAGTTTCAATATAACATGCAATTAAAGGGAATTGAGGTTGATGGAATAAAACAAAGAGAAAAACAAAAAGAAGATCGTAAAGACGAAAGAACAAAGATACAAGCTACACAACAATCAGAAATGATTGAGCAAAGAAATAGTGGAAAACCACCTAAAAACTTTGAGTCCGCAGGTAATGATATACTAGGTGGAGGATTTGATTTAGGAACGTTTGACCCTAGTTAGAATTTATTAATTATTATTATATTATATTATGGAAGAAAAAGATGAAAACGTAGTCGAGGAGACTACCCAAGAAACAACTGAACAAGTTGAAGAAACAAAATTTGAATCTGCTGGAGATGACAATGTCATTAAAGTAGATTTAAGTAAACCACCAACACCAAAAGAAGAAGAAAATGAAACTAAAGAAGATAACGCTGACGACAGCGGAGTGGTTGCAAGCACTGAAGATACCAACGCCCCACAAGAACAAGAAGAAGTACAGCCGGAAGTTCAAGCACAAGAAACTCCAGTATTAGAAGAAGTTACTGAAGAAGAAGCTGAAGAAGTTGCTGAAGTTGAAGAGCAAGTTGAAGAAGCTATAGCTACAGCAGAAGCTACCGGAGAACCATTACCAGAAAATATCCAAAAGCTAATGAACTTTATGGAAGAGACTGGTGGAGATTTAAATGATTATGTTAAGCTTAATCAAGATTATTCAAAGTTAGACGATCAAAATCTACTATATGAATATTATAAGCAAACAAAACCTCATTTAAACAACGAAGAAATTAACTTCCTTATGGAAGATTCGTTCTCTTACGACGAAGAAATCGATGAAGATAGAGATATACGAAGAAAGAAATTAGCGTTAAAAGAGCAAGTTGCCAACGCTAGAGCCCATCTGGACGGGCAAAAGTCCAAATACTATGAAGACATTAAAGCTGGAAGCAAGCTCACTACTGAGCAACAGAAAGCTGTAGATTTCTTTAATAGATATAACAAGGAGTCAGAAGCAACTCAAAAAACAGTTAAAACAAACTCTGACATTTTTACGCAGAAAACAAATAATGTTTTCAACGACAAGTTCAAAGGTTTTGAATATAACGTCGGTGATAAAAAATACAGGTTTAATGTAAACAATGCTGAAGAGGTTAAAAATACTCAGAGCGATATAAGCAATTTCACCAAAAAGTTTTTGGATAAGAATTCTGCTTTAACAGACGCTAAGGGTTATCATAAATCTCTATATACAGCAATGAATGCGGATGCTGTTGCAAAACACTTTTACGAACAAGGAAAAGCTGATGCTATGAAAGATAGTGTTGCTAAAGCCAAAAATGTTAATATGGATCCAAGACAAGCTCATGGGAAAATTGAAGCAGGTGGTATGAAGTTTAAAGTGTTAGGTGATAATTCTTCTGATTTTAAGTTTAAAATTAAAAACAAAAATAAATAACAAATTTAAAATTATTACAAAATGGCAATTACAAGTGCAAGTGGACCAGATGCGGCTCCACGTAAACAAACGCTATCCTCAAACTACATAGACTTTACGTCTGCTGCTACGGAGGGATGGGCGCAACAATACTTACCAGATCTTATGGAAAAAGAAGCTGAGATCTACGGTAAAAGAACAATCGCAGGATTTTTAGCTCAAGTTGGAGCTGAAGAAGCTTCTGCGTCAGACAGAGTTATTTGGTCTGAGCAAGGTAGATTACACTTAGCGTATACATGTAAGTACAAAGATTCTAACAATACTTATGAAGTAGAAAATGACATGGATGGTAACGCTGTTGGTACAGACCACGGTATTAGAGTTGGTGATATGGTTATCATGTCTAACGCTTCTGCTACAGCTAAAGGTTACGTTTCAGCTGTTAATGAAGATGGTGATAACGCTGCTGAGTTTACAGTTTTAGCTTACGCTGACGCTAATATGGCTGATGCTGACGCTTTAAATTCTACTTCTACTACTTCTGAGGCTCATAGAGTTTTAGTTATTGGTTCTGAGTTTGAAAAAGGAACTGATGGTAGATCTGCTGCTAATGCTCCAAAATTCAAATCTTTATCTAACAAACACATCATCATGAAAGATTACTACGAAGTATCTGGTTCTGATGTGTCTCAAATTGGTTGGGTTGAAGTTGCTGGTGAAGAAGGACAAAACGGTTACTTATGGTATTTAAAAGCTGAAGGTGATACTAGAGCTAGATTTACTGATTATTTAGAGATGACTATGTTAGAGGCTGAGACTGCTCATGCTGATGCTGGTGCAATTGGTGGTACTGATGGTGGTGCTTTACAAGATGGTACACAAGGTTTATTCCAAGCTATTACATCTAGAGGTCACCAAACTACTGGTGTTACTGGTGTTAATGCTGCTACTGATTTAGCTGAATTTGACGCTATATTAGCTGCGTTTGATCAAAATGGTGCTATTGAAGAAAACATGATGTTTATAGACAGAGCTACTTCGTTAGCTGTTGATGACATGCTAGCTTCAATGAATTCTTACGGTGCTGGTG